TGCTGTAATTTTCTGTATGTGTTTCTTGTTTTGTAAACATGATTTATCCTAAAAATGATGGTAATTTAGCGTTATTATTAAATTCACGTCTAACATCACTAAACTGTGAATTTACCGCATTTACTAAGTTTTGATGTAAAGCAATAGCCTTTTGTGTTTTTTGTTCTAATGCTTGCAGTACACGCTCTTGACCATCACTTGCGACAATATCAATTGTCACATCACGTTTCTGGCCAAAACGCCAGAATCTACGAATTGATTGATAATATTGTTCATAGGACCATGTTGGGAAAAATACCGAGTGATTACAATGTTGCCAGTTAAGACCCATGCTTGTCATCTTTGCTTTAGTGATAATTCGTTTAATATTGCCATGTGCAAAGTTAATTAAAATATCCTCTTTTTTGTCAATAGACATTGAACCTATAATTTCTACAGCATCATGATCTAATTCTTTTAATAGAGAACTTTCTTCATTAAAATTACACCAGTAAACGCTCGTTTTGCTATATGTAAGTTGCACAGCAAGCTCACAACGATTTTTAATTGTTTGTTGCTGCTCACACCTAACCTCAGTCATAGATTTAGCTACAGGCGTTAGCAATTGAAATTGACCATCAATATTAATCATTGATTGATTTTCTACAGAATGATAGTTTTTAATCAATTCTGGTAAATCATAACCTTCATCACTAAATCCAATATCACTTGGTTTTTTAACCATAATTGACCATTGATTAACCCATGCAAAAAATGATTTTTCAGCATGCGGCTTAAGATAGAATTTTTCACCAATGTTGCGATTATTTGAATCGACTGAATTTTGGTTATTTTTGAAGAACTTGGTTAACATATCCATGTAACCCATATAGCCAAGAGCTTCGCTAGACGTTCCAAGCTCGATAAAATCATTAGGGCTAGGTGTAGCTGTAGATAGGAAACGATACGGTACTTTTTTAATAAAAGTCGTTATCTGTTCTTTAATTTTACCGTCAAAGTTTTTAAGTATTGAACTTTCATCAAGTATCACACATTCAAAATCACTAGCATCAAAGTAATGCAATCTTTCATAATTACAAATTACAATTTTCTTAGTAAATTTACCGTCTTTCGAATGCTCAATGTCATCAATGCCAATCTTTGCAGCTTCTTCTAAAAACTGAAAAGCTACGGCCAGTGGCGTTAGTATCAATACATTTTTATTTTTTGTTAAAATGATGTTTTGCGCTAGCGATAATTGTATTAATGTCTTGCCTAGACCAGTGTCGGCAAATATACCGATACGACCTTTTTGTAATGCCTTGGTGATAATGTGACGTTGAAAGTCAAAGGCCATATCAGGTATCCAATTGGCATTAAATCCAAAGTTACCAATACTATGCTTCTTTGCTTCGATAAAATCTGAATATGATTGTGTTTGTTTCATTGAGTAACCTTCACGTTGTTGAGTTGAGTAGTGTCGGGCTTTTAGTTGGTGAAGCAACCAAAACTTAGCGTCTCCACGAACCCAACAGATATAAATATAATTTAATGAGTATTCATTGTCAATAGCTTTTTATGTTTTATTTCACCGCACAGATCTAAATGCAAATTTAACCATTTAAGACCATCGCTAAACTTTGGTTCATCGCAATCTAATCTAGCATATCTACCCATATATTCAGGGTTTTTTCCTATTTTCTTACTTGCTTGCACTAAAGGCATGTGCTGCTGAATATTTAATGCTGCCTGACACCAATCTATCATTTCGTTAACCTTTCATGTTTATCTTCTGCTTCTTTACTTGTTTTAAAGAACCCTATTATCTGATTTTTACAATGCAATCCATACGGTAAAATAGAGCTGGTAGAGTGGGATTTTGTTATGGTGTAATCACCATTACGCATGTGGTAGTTGTTTATTTTTTCCCACATGATTAATCGTAATAACTTCCGCGAGTTTTCTTGACTTCTTGCGTAGGCATACCGCCTGCATAGTTATGGAAAACAGTATGCTCTTTGTCAAAATGCGTCATTACCGACCCCGTAGCACCGTTACGATTCTTAGCCACGTTAATCTCAGCTATTCCGACATACTGACTATCAGGATGATAATATTCATCACGGTAAATCAGCATAATCACATCGGCATCTTGCTCAATCGCTCCACTATCGCGTAAATCGCTCATTAATGGGCGTTTGTTTGTTCTATCCGAAACCTTACGATTTAACTGGCTTAACGCAATCATCGGCACATCAAGTTCTTTAGCTAAACTTTTCAATCCGCGCGTGATATTTGATATTTGCTGCTCTCTGGTATCAGCTTCTTCGACCATTAATCCAATATAATCTACGACAATACAGTTTAAACCGTGCTTACGCTTAATACTACGAGCTGTAGAGCGCATAGAATTTAAATTGTTAGTCCTATCATCAAGCATCACGTTTAATCGCTTTAGAGGCTCTACTGCGTTAATTAGCTTATCCCAATCTTCATCTTCCAATTTACCTGTTCTTAGCTTTGCGCTTGAGATTTTAGATTTACCTGCAATCATTCTGTCAACCACTAGCCCATTCATCATTTCAATAGTGAAAATTAACGATACGCCATCAGTAGTTTGGATTGCTTCGGCAAGTTGTACGGCTAGGCTTGTTTTCCCCATACTTGAACTTGCCGCAATAACAATCAAAGAACCATTTTCAATACCGCCGCCGAGCTGGGTATCTAAGTCTGTTAATCCAGTGCTGATTAATTTAATTTCATCGTTGTATGCTTGGTCTATTCGCTCCATGCGTCCAGCAAGCAAATCACCAACAAACTGCGGCTCATGTATTTCAACCTTTTCAGTGATTGCCATGATTGCAGATTGAGCGCGATTTAATTTTGCATATACTTCACCTGGATTGTTTACATCGGTTTGAATTTCAGTAACCGCCGCCAGTAAAGCGCGAAGCATTGCTTTTTCTTGCACTATTTCTGCATAGCGTTTTATATTTGCGCTAGTGCCAATTCCTCTAGCAATATCAATCAAGTAATTTATGCCACCAATACCGGTTAACTTTCCTTGTGATTCCAATACTTCCGCTAAAGTAAGAACATCAACTGGCTTTTGTTCAGCCATCATTGAAATAATTACCCTGAATATATCGGCATGGTTGTGATTGTAAAAAGCATTAGCTTGTAGAGTATGGATTAAATCAAAACTGATATTATCTTGAATGATTGAACCTATTACGCTTTGCTCTGCTTCAACGCTAAAGTTTTCACGCATTATTGAATCCCCTTATTTTTGTAATAAGTTTGTAGAGTGATACCCTTGGTATTCAATAAACATTCGTTTTCTTTAAAATACCAAATTTTAATATAATCACGTCTTAAGTAATTTCTAAATGTAGCTTTCCAATCAATCTGCTTCTTTTTTTCATCATCAATAAAATCATCCCTAAACGATAGCCATGCAAGTCTTAGAAAATCATGTGGTATGTTTGCGTTTTCTGCAAATTCAAAAATAGCGTCATCGTCTTCAAATATTTTCTTGTTTTCAAGTTTTTTGTTTTCAATAAAAGTTTTAATTGAAATTTTTTTATTATTTTTTACTTTGGTTATTGGTTCTTGGTTAGTAGTTAATAGTTCTTGGTTAGGGTTATTTTGGGTTGCCAAGTGGTTATCATCTAAAACCACTTGGGTTTTCTTCGGCCTCCCTCCTAGCTTCCCATTAACTCTATTCTTTGCAGATTGTGTTCTATACATCTCTAAATCACGTTCTATATGTGAATGAAAGTAACCTAAATCAGTCAAAATGAAGAAATCAGATAGTACATTGGTTAAACAATGTAACCCATCGGTATCTAATGATAACCTACGCATAACCACTTGGGTTTCTTTTGGTATTTGCTTTTCATCTAGATAATACCAATCAATTAAATATCTATAAATGTAGTGTTCTATAGGTGATAGATGAACGGTATCTTTGCGGTAATCCGCAATATTGAATTGATAGTAATGCATTGAAATCCCTTAACGATTAAATGAAATTTTGTGAGTGAGTTCTAGTTAAGGTAGAACAGGGATAGCAAGTCCTTGTCCTCACATTTATTAATTTAAACTAACTACTTATTATTTGCAAGCATAAATTTAACAGCATCACACCAGCGTCTTACAGCTTCTTTTTTCTCAGGTGTTTTAGCACCAAGTGGAATACATTTTGATAAGTGAATAGCTGTCTTGAATGATTGTGATTGCATAGTTTTGTTCATGATGTTTTCTCCGTATCAATAATAATCTGCATAATCTCTATTGTTTCATTGGCTGATTTAAGTTTAATTTTAATCTCAGCCAGTTCATCCAGCAGCTCGGCAATCTTTTGATCGCGCTCTTGTAGTAGGGTAATCATTTTATGCCTTTCTTTAAATTGCCAGCATATTCACGAATAGAGCTAGCTTTGATTTTACCTTTGGTAGATTTTTGTACCATATCCCCGTGCATAAACGGTATAAATCCGCGATCAATCCATCCATTCAATCGCTGTGGCGTAATGCCAATGGCCTTTGCACACTCCGTCTTGTTGTAGTACAAATCAATAAGTTCTGTTAATGGATTCATATAATTACCTTTGTAATGTTGCTATATCTTAGCATTAAATAATTAATATTGTAAATTGTTTTTAACTTATCTTTTTAATTTGTTTAAATTTATTTTAAAATAATTGTTGCATATTTAAATAAGCCATGCTCTAATGGCACATCAACAACGCAACGGAGTAATTAAGATGAATAAATTATTATTAGCATTAGTTATAGCATTAACCTCAGTAAAAACACATTGTAAAAAAGGTCATGAGTTCAGCGGTAATAATTTAAGAGTAAATAATCGTGGCGAAAGATGTTGCAAAATTTGTCACAGAATTTCTGACAATGAATCTAGAAAAAGGAAACTTTAAATGGCTATTTTTGAAATTAAACATCGCTACACGGAAAATATTTTGTATGCCTGTGATGCTGAAAATTTAAAAGACGCAGTGATTGAGGCGGTAGGTAAAAAAGCTGACCTTAGCGGTGCTGACCTTAGCGGTGCTGACCTTAGCGGTGCTGACCTTCTCGATGCTTACCTTAGCAATGCTGACCTTAGCGGTGCTGACCTTAGCGGTGCTGACCTTCTCGATGCTTACCTTAGCAATGCTGACCTTAGCGGTGCTAACCTTAGCGGTGCTAACCTTAGCGGTGCTGACCTTCGCGGTGCTGACCTTAGCAATGCTGACCTTAGCAATGCTGACCTTAGCGGTGAAAAAATCGCTATCGCGCCTATCTCAATATTAAACCTTACATGGGATATTTTAATTAGCGAAAGCTATTTAAAAATAGGCTGCCAGCGTCACACCCATTATGAATGGAAAGCATTTACTGATGATGAAATTGCAGAAATGGAAAGCCGCGCTAGTTCATTCTGGACTTCTAATAAAATATGGTTGCTTTCAGCATGTAAATATCACCGTAAAGAATCATTAGCATTTCGTAAAGCTAATCCTGAAATTAAAGACGGTGAATAGTATGCCAACTGAAAGTTTAGAGCTAACCACCGTATCAATCAACAACAAGTTATTTGATGTTTACTACTCAGTTTTCGATGAAACTGAAATAAAGATTGAGTCAGTCGAAATGTTGCGCGATAGAACAAACATCATGGAATTTTTAAATGATGCAACTATGGCAACATTGCATAAAGAAGTTAAATTATTACATTTGGAGCAATTAAAATGAAAAAAGTATCAGGAACAACAAAAGCTTGGCTAAATCAATATTCAGGTTTAATTCTATCAACTCAAACAAATGAACAAGTTGTAAATACATTATCATATTCATGTTCAGATATGACAGAACACGGCTGGACTTATGTTGGTGACGCTAAAGTCACTATCGAATTGTTTGATGATGACGCTATCTTAAACAGTAAAATATCTACATTGAAAGCACAAAAGCAGAAAGTTCAAGCAGATGCGTTTGTGCAATCTAATGAGATTGATGAAGAAATTCAAAAGTTATTAGCTATTACTGACAAAAGTGGTGATTAATCGTGAATGACGGACTAAAAGAAGTATTACTTTCAACCTTCATCATCGGCTCATTCATCGGTGTTTATATATGGGCACAGGTCCATGATGATCAAGTAGAACAGACCGCATGTATTGAAGTGCATGCTAAGTTAAATCGTAGTGAAACAAGTACCATTTGTGGTACGTTAGTTAAGGAGAATTAAGATGAGCAATATTAATAAAAGAATTATCCGCTTACCAGAAATTAAAAGAGTTACAAGTTTATCTAGAAGCACAATTTTATTAATGGTTAAAAATGGAAAATTTCCTCGTAGCATTTCACTGTCTGATGACGGTAGAGCTGTAGGCTGGTTAGAGAGTGATGTTCAAGAGTGGATTGATTCTCGTATATCTGCAACTAAAGTAGTCTAGATCATCATGATTGATTTTAACAAAACTAAAGATTACCTACAACCAACCCAAAACCATATCGCGCTATACATTGCATTATTTATCATGGCTATGGTTTTTATTGCTGTGCTTGGTGAAGCTCTTGGTATTAAGTGGTGAATATTGTGATTGACAATGGTAATTTTATGTTAGATAATTTACTTAATTGCTTGGTGGCGATAAACATAGTAAGGCTTCACATGGATACTGGCGGTTACTATACCGCTCCACCAACACTTTAAAACAGTGAGTATCCAGGTGAAGCCTTTTTTATTGGACGAAACAAATGGCAAATGATAAAAAAACACACTGGAAAAGTTTAGTTAATCCAGACTATATTGGGGCTTATGCTCTACCTAATGGTGAAGATATAACCGTAACAATTAAGAGCGTAGCGCGTGAAGTAGTTACTATGGCAGGCGGAAAGAAAGAAGAATGCACTGTTGTGCAATTAGTTAATAACAAGCCTTTCATTATTAACGCGACTAACTCAAAATCAATTCATCGACTATATGGCCCATACATTGAAGAATGGACTGGAAAGCAGATTACTTTACACGCTAGCACTACTAAATTTGGTGGCGAGTTGGTTGAGTGTTTGCGTATTCGTCCTGATGTTGCTAGACCTAAGAAGCAAACTATCACTGATGAACGACTAAAGAAAGCCATCGGTTCAATTCAAGAAGGTACTTATACCAAAGAAAAACTGCTTGAAAACTTTGTTCTAAATGCCGAGCAGATAAAAATGCTTGAAGAAAAACAGGAGTCTGTAAATATTGAGGATTAGAGCATCATCACTTGGCTTGATTATGACTGAACCTAAGTTAAAAACAGAGGTTCTTTCAGCAGGGGCTAAAACATACGTTAAGAAGCTCGCCAGAGAGTTTGTTTATAACTTTGATGAAGATATATCAAGTAAGTATATGGATAAGGGTATCATCGTAGAAGATACTTCTATAGCTCTGTATAACAGCGTTTTCTTTACAGACTATAAAAAGAACACTGAGCGCAAAACTAATGAATGGATTACTGGTGAATGTGATATTTATACCGGTAAAAAGATAATTGATATTAAGTCATCATGGTCGCTCGCTACATTCCCATGTATTAGCGAGGATGGGATAGACAAAGGTTATGAGTGGCAAGGTCGCGCTTATATGATGCTATGGGATTGTGACGAGTTTGAAAATGCTTACTGCATGGTAAGCACGCCAGAAGAATTGCTACGTTATGACCAAGAAGATTTGCACTATGTCGATAATATTGAAGAATCTCTACGGGTTACAATAACGCCATACACTAGAGATTTAAAGCTTGAAGAAAAGATAAAGGTTAAGTGCGAAGCTGCACAGTTATATTTTAACGAAGTATGCGAGCAAATTGCTCTTGATCATAATCATTAATATTTTTTAAATAATCCCTCTATAAATGATAGAACTAATTTACAAAGTAACTTAACCAAAGGAGTAATAAAAATGAGTAAACCTAATACAATTAAGATTGACGATATTGAATATGTACGTAGTGATTTAATGGCACCACCAGTAAGTGGTACTCGTGCCGTGATTATAGTAGACCGTGGTTGGATTTTTGCAGGTGATGTTATGCGTGAGAATGGACGCATTAAATTAAGTCGAGCTATTCATATATTCAGATGGGAATCAATCGGGTTTGACGGAATGATAGATAATCCTAAAAATAGCAAAGTTACATTAAAACCACTATCAAATGTTGTGGATATGCCTGAAAGTGCTGAAATATTCGCTATCCCTGTTGCGGATGATTGGGGGCTATAGTGTCGACGTTTAAACCTATAGGCTACGGCAACGGCAACGGCTACGGCACAGTTAGAAGTAACGCTGTACGTAGGCCGAACTAGGAGAGTGATGATTATGAACAGAGAAACAGTAAAACGGTTAGCTATTCAGTGTGGAGATTATAGTGTTGAGCATGGAATAAATGGAGTTCAATTTACTAATGAAGAACTCCAAGCCTTCGCCCTCGCCATAATTGAGAATTACAAGGCGAGCTTAGTGCCAGTTGCGATTACATATATATCAAGGTCAGGATACATGGAGGCTGAATTTAAAAAGACTATTGAAGCTGGAATTGAACTTTACGCACCCCCCCCACCACAGAATGATAAGGAAACGATATGAAAAAAGCAATTTACGCTCAGATTGAAGAATTGCAGTTTGAAAAACAATATTTAACTGACTTAGTTAGCTTTGCATATTACAAACTAT